TTGATGGACATAAGACAACTTGCGGAATACAAGAAAGCCCTCAAGGACATTTCTGATTTAAGTCAGGATGTTCTTGAGGCTTCTCGTAAACAGAGATACCGTTTGTACCGGTGGCGATCTTCATACATAGTAGAAGATATGGTTACGGAACAAACCATTTGCATGCGGGTCGATTTGAAGCTAGCTATTAATGCAGCTATCAAAGACCATTACATAGACTCAAGAGATATTATGCTTGATATCTAAAAACAATTAAACAATGGCACATGCTTATCATCACGCTGTTAGTACTGTTCGGCGTTTCCGTGGTACTGAATCAGACTATCTTGCTATACATGAGTGGATTGATGGCTCTAAGGTTGCTTATAGTGACCATCGTCACCGTGCTTTGCGTCATCATAGCTTTGGCGTATATGCTTGTGAAGAGCGATTCGGAGTAACGATCACGAATAGCGACGGCATAAAAGTACCTGTTAGGACTATTGCTGAACAACACATTATTGAAGACCTGGGATTCGTCCCAACAGTACAAGATTGGCTCAAGAGCATTGATAAAGAGTTCTGGATGACCGGTCGTAAATTAAAATTAGAAAACCATGAAAAAGAGCAGCTCCAAAAAGTGGACTCCGAATGAACACCGGGAGTTTATTCAACAGCTTATTGATCGTGATCTTCCTGTATTTTACGGAGGTCAGCCAACCTTGCGTGACAACCCACAGACCAGAGAACTGGCTATGGATTTGAATAAGAAGTTTGGCAACGAACGGTCATTCCTCGCCCTCCAATCTCGGTTTACCCAACTGCGCAAAGAGCAAGGGTGGCCTGAAGCATACGAGAACATGCTGGCTTGTGAAAATATCGATCGTATGAATGAGAATCAGACTCAGGCCCGTACTAATTCTGACAATGGGTGGATTATGATTGACGTTGCCAAGTTCCAATCCCTGTATACGGGCAGGAACAACTATGACGTCAACGAATGTCTCATGCAAGCAAGAGTAGACCAATGACAAAGCTCCCGCGTAATATTTTAGATGAGATTGAAGACCTCTATAAGAATCTTCGCCTTGACCCACGCCAATATCCCGGTATCCATATTTTCTGGCAAGGATGCGGAGACAGTGGCGGTATAGAAGAGTTTAATTTTCTTACACCTAAAGGGTTGCAGTACGTAAAAGATAAAGGATATGCACCTCCAACCTATACATACAGAAATAATGACTATTTACCTATAGATCATTACTACATGGAGCACCGTCCTCTTACGTCACATTCCCCAGCAAGAGCCGTAGTGTACAGTGCAGATATGAGGCATAACCTGGATATCGACCAGTGGGTATACAATACCTTCGATCTCTGTGAAATAAATAACGGGGGTTATGCACACTGTTTTATTGAGCTTCCTATAGGAAATGTCTGGGGCGAAAGCTATGACTATGTTCAAGAAGAACATCTAAAAGTATCTATGTCTTATGGCGATTGATCAGCGAAGACTCAAGCGTCAACAAGAAGTCATACGTAAGTGGACGGAAGCAGGTAGGCACGGCACATTAGAAGCAGTAACAGGATTTGGTAAAACCTATGTAGCATTACTTATCCTACAAGACTTAAATGCTAAACTGCCTACCGGTAAAGCGCTTGTAGTTGTACCTACTCAGAATCTGAAACAACAATGGGAGGAACAGATTAACGAGCTGCACATTACCAATACGAAAGTAATGGTCATCAATACTGCAGTAAAGTTGAAACATTCTGTCGACCTGTTGATACTTGACGAGATTCATAACTACATGTCTGATGTTTTTAAGAACATCTTTGCATGTACCGAATACCGGTATATCTTAGGACTTACGGCTACACTTGATCATGAAGACCCTAGGTTTCATATCATAAGTCATGCAGCACCTGTCATAGATACGGTAACACTACATGAAGCTGTGAAGAACGGATATGTCTCACGGTTTCAAGTCTTTAATCTTGGACTACGCATGAGTGAGTCCGAGGAGAAGGCGTACAAAGAGGTAACAGATGCTTATTACGAGGCGTTTGCTATCTTTAACAACCGGTTTCACAGTGCAATGCGCTGTATGACCGATCGCCAATACCTGTCAGTATTCTGTAGAAACTTAGCAGGGTGGGACGAACAGCAAGTCTGGCATAAAGCTTTAGCATTTAACCGGGCAATGCAAAAACGCAAGCAGCTCATCTATAAGAGTGCTACGAAGCGTGAGGCAGCAAAGAAACTCATTGAGATTTTTGATGTCCCGACCATCACCTTTAGCGAAAGTGTGGATTTCGCTAAAAAGATGAGCGAAGAGACGCAGCCTTGGGGCGCGGCTTACCATTCAAAGATGTCCAAGTACGCTCGCCAAAACGTATTGGATTCCTTTGCCGATCTTCGTACTGATGTGCGTGTAATACACACAGCAAAAGCATTAGACGAAGGCTTCGATGTAAAGGGCATTGAGTTGGCAATTGTGTGTAGCGGCACTTCTACTCCACGGCAAGACCTACAACGGACAGGTCGTGCTATTAGATTTCAGGAGGGAAAAACTGGCGTGATTATTAATCTTTATTTGAAAGACACACAAGATGAAAAGTGGCTTAAAAAACGACAATCCAAATCAGCAAACATCCAGTGGGTACACTCCATCGAGGAGCTACTGGCAAAGTGCAACGACTCTTTACTGCGAAATCCTATTACTGGTTAAATCCGGTAAGCGGAAATGGTCTGATGAACCGTGGCAATTTCAACTTGCCTTGAGTGAAGAGTACAATTTGGAGGCCCCGTTGAGTACCATTCACAATACTTTACAGGAAGCTCGTAATGTTGAACAAGCAATAATGATGAGGACCCATGGTGTACCCGCTCGATAAATACGTTGACGTATTACTGAAGTTGGACATCAGTCCTATACAGGTATTGTTTCTTCAAATCATTTATGAGAAGCGGCACGATTTGCTGTACAAAATAGCTATGGAGGGAAAGCCTTTTCCTAGACCATATCTTGATGACCTTGTAGAAAAGGGGCTTGCTATCGATACAAATCCAGGTGGCAAAGACAAATACTCCGATTACTATGAAGTCACAGATAAGTTTATCCAAGCTTTCTACGCTGCACGTACCAATGCTGGCGAAGAATTTTGGGCAGCATATCCTGCTTTCATAACAATTGATGGAAAGAAAATACCTGTCAAAGCAACAAACAAAGAAGAGCTAGTACGATGGTACCAAAAGCATGTCATTGTAGTACATGATCATGACCGAATCATGGAAGCATTGCAATATGCTAAAAACAACAAGCTCATAAGTATGCGTATTGACAACTGGCTACAGTCAGAGTCATACAAAGACATATGGGAAATGATGAAAGATGCACCTGTAGACGACCTACCACATGATCGAATCATCTGAACTACAGATACGCCCTATGGCAGAAGTAGTTGACGCTACTCAAACTACCATTGCTAATTACATGGATGGCAAAATCCCTGTAATGAAAACGCGATGGGATAAAGTCAACACTATGCTACTGGGAGGAATGCAGTTTGGAATGGTATACGTTGTAGCAGGTGCTTCAGGGCATGGTAAGAGTATGTTACTCAACAACCTTATCAGAGACTTTACATCTACGGCATACAATAAGTTTGACAAGCCAGTAAGAATACTGCACTTCAGCTTCGAGATGAGTGCAGAGATGGAACTAATGCGCAGACTATCGTCCTTAGCTGAAGTACCGCTGGATAGAATGCTGCATGCTACTACTGCACTGGACGATGTTGAACGAGTGCTCATTGAAGATAAGCTCAGACAAATAGACGAGCCATCTATCTTTTTTGTGGAGCAACCGGGCAACCGTATGCAGATAGCTAAAGCTATATCATCATTTGTCAAACGACATGGTGACTGTCACTATGTTATATGTCTCGACCACACGCTGCTCGTATCTCCTATGCCAGGGGAAAACGAGATACAAACAATGGCAGAGTTAGGTAAAATGTGCATCGAAATCCGTAAGCGTTTTGGCGCTATGGTATTGCTGCTATCACAGCTGAACGATAAAATCGAGGGCGAACGACGGCGTGATCCGGATGCACCTAATCTACACTACCCACTTAAGACAGATATACACGGCAGCAAACAACTATACCATGCAGCCGATGTCGTTATGGTAGTACACCAACCTGCACTATTAGGACTAGAAACATATGGACGTAAAAACTTGCCAACTCGTAACCTAGTAGCTTTGCATTGTTTGAAGAACAGACATGGTCAAGCAGGAATTACCCTACTAAAAAACAACTTACGTCATGGAACATTTGAAGACTGGGACGGTGGCGATACTCCAGCCCGCCGAGACAATCCGTATGGTCTCTAAAGAAGTAAACATTGGCACTGTAATTATCAGCTCCTACGATAAAGGTCGAGATGCTGATATGATAAACAGCTTTTCTGTAATCGGAAAGACGCACATTGCCTGTGTAATTGGCAACAAGTTTTTGACACTGAAACCAATAGACGGATATAAAGCAGGAGGCGACGATGTTTTCATTGATGATTCAGAACAGATAGCAAAGTTTCACCTGAAGCTAGCTGCAACAATGAACACTATACAGACAGAAACACTAAATATTTTAGAAGATGCTAGAACCAACAGTGACAACAGCGAGCACTGAACCTCATCGGCTTTTCATTTATGGCCGGCCCAAAGTAGGTAAGACCAGTGCAGTTGCAGCACTACCACGCCACTTGATTATCGATACCGAAGTCAAAGGCAAGTATGACAACAAACTTGTAGGCGGCACTTCATACTGTGAAGGAGCCACAAGTATGGTTGTCGAAGGTTTGGGAATGTTGAAAGAAGCATATGATTATCTCGAAGCAAATCAGGATAGCTATGATTTCGTTGTACTCGACACCATTGACCACATAGAAGCATGGGCTACTGAGTCTATCTGTAAGGCGCATGGTGCAAAACACATCGGCGACATTCCACATGGCAAGGGCTGGCATCTGATGCGTTCTAAAGTCATTCAAATCGTCGAGCAATTTGCAAGAGTCTCTAAACATATCATCATTGTCGGGCACCAGAAAGATGGGCACGATGAAGAAGGTATCGAAGTAGAGAAGATCAATCTCACCGGCAAGCTAAAGACTCATCTCTGCTCAATCATGGATGGTGTCGGTCGCATTACTCGTGATACCGAGGGTGTCATTATGATTGATTTTAGAACTGGTATTAACACTGACGCAGGGTGTCGCATTCCCACCCTTGCTGGTCAGATTCATGAATTGGAATGGAAATCTATTTACCCTGATACTATCAAGTGATGTACGGTTTTGATGAAGCAACAGGAGAAGGTAAAGGCGGCTCCTATATTCCCGCCGGTATTACAGAGAATGTAACCTTGAAGGACATTCTTTATGAACCACTAAAAGCTGATGGCAGTGGTGACGATGTTTTGAAGTTCATGTTCAGCGACGAGCATGGTGCTTCCTTTACACACATCGAGTTCTCAATTGACCCACCTAAGCTCAAAGAATTGTGCAAGACGTGGGGCAAAAACAGCAGCGAAACTGAAAGCTACATCAAGCAACAGTTCGATGCACAAGGTGAGCGTATCAAGCATATCCTATCATGCTTTATCCCAAAGGACAAGTGTGTATTCCGTGCCAGCAACTTCCAAGAATTTGCGGAGGGTGTAATTAAAATGGTTGGTGATACGTATGTCAACGTACCTTGCCGTATTAAGACTGTATACAAG